AAGCATGCCGTCCATGGCCTTGCGGCTTTCGGGATCGTGGCCCAGCGTACGCATGATGTCACCGATGTCCTCGCCAAGTGCTTCGTTGACAGCCTCGAAGACACCGGCAGCATACCACAGAACGATGTGCTCGCGAACATGGCCCATCATCACCGGGATGAAGGCGGGCGCGATCAGCTTGTTGGAGCCGAATATCGGCGACATCAGGAAGGCGAGGTGGGTCTTGAGATGGGCGATGTGGTCCTGATCGGGGAACGCGGTGATCGGCCTGCCGAGGCTGGCCGCGACGTTCTCGTTGACCGCGTTCTGCTCCTTGGGCTCGAGTGGTGGGTTGAGCAATTCCTTGGCGTCGGGGATCTTGAGCGTGGCGAGCACGCGCTCCTCGACCTTGCGCGCGTTGTAGAGCTCGGGATGCTCCTTGGCGCGCTCGGCGACCGCCTGTGTCTGGGCGAACCGCTGGGTCTCGCTGAAGATGTTCGGGTCGCTGACCGGAACGACGTCAAGCGGGCCTTGGAAGTCGGCCCGCGTGGCGAGCAGCTCGCCCGCCTCCTGCTTGAGCTTGGCCTCGTCGAGGTTCTGGCCGTTGAGGCGGTGGAGGATCCGCAGCATCCGCGCCATCGCGTCGTGCAGGCGCTGGTGGATCGAGCTGTAGACGACCATGCCCTGCTCGATCTTGGCCAGCGTGGTCCCGACCGGGGCGTTGGCATCGCTGTCGGCGATGTCCTCCATGCTGGTCCGCACCACGCCCTTGCCCGCGTCGACGAGGAAGCCGAGCAGCTGGAACAGCGTCTGGCTGGGCGGGTTGAACGGCAGCGGCATCGCCAGCTTGCGGATGTCGTCGACGTTGAAGCTGCCCTCGAGCTCGAGGATCTCGGTCGGCTGGATGGTGACGCTCTGGCCGCCGACCGAGCCCTTGAGCTTCATCATCGAGGGGATGTTGTTGATGTGGGCGCTGTCGAGCAACGCGCGCAGCGCGCCGGTCGCCGCGCCGGACAGCCCGCCGATCATGTGCGGCAGGCCGATGGGGTAGGCCCCGCGCCACGGGATGAACGGCCACTCGACGAACCACTGCAGCTCTTCCCGCTGCTCGTCGTCCTCTTCCCAGTTGCGGTAGACCGCGAGCACGTCGCCGGTGCTGTCATCGATGGTGACGATGTAGGGCGCGGCCCCGTCGACGTCCTCGTCGAACGCGAGGTCGATGATGCAGTGGCACTCGAAGACCTTGCGCAGGCCGTCCTCGTTGTAGCTGGTCTCCTCGCGGCCCTCGACCCTGTCCGAGGCCACCCCGGACTTCGACTGGTCGGGCTCCATGCTGTTGGGCACGAGGTCGACGTCGCGGTACATCCCGTCCTTGACCCGCGTCTCGTAGTCGAGCTGGGTGAGGAACTGGACGTGGGTCTTGCGCTGGGCCGAGTAGAAGTTGGTGGCGGCGAACGGCAGGTACATATCGTCGATGGCGACGAACAGGAACAGCGGGCGGTTCTTGCCCTTGCTCCAGTTGACCTTGAGGTACTGCGCGCCGCCCAAGGGCACCTGCGTCATCAGCTGCTCGAGCTCGGAGCGAACCTCGGGGCACTGCACGGTCAGCTGCCAGTTGAGCAGCGCGGTCTTGCGCTTGGCCTTGAGCAGCTTGGCCTCGGTCACCTGTCCCGCGATGCTGTCCTTGACCGGGCCGCCCGGAGGGAAGATCTCCTTCATCGAGCGCGCGGCGAAGTCGACGCAGGCCTCGGTCAGCATCGGGTGGACGACCTTGGTCGCGCCTTGGAACTGGGCCCCGCCGGGCGCGTCCTCGCCCAGCCCGGTGCGGCGGATGCCCTCCTCGTACTGCTCGTCGCGCTTCTTGCGCGCTTCCTTGTCGTGGTCGATCAGCTCGAGTAGCTGCGTCGCCATGCGCTTCAGCTCGGGCTCGGGCGTGTCCTCGGCGAGGTTGTCATAGAACGCGCTCTCGGCGGGCGCTGGCCCGGTCGAGCGGATGATCGCGCCGCCATCGGGCGTGTCGATGATCTCCTCGCCGTTCTCGTCCTCGTCGCCGTCGGGCTCGGCATGCAGGCCCAGTGCGTCCTCTAGGTCGTCGTCGTCAGCCATGGTCGGTCCTCTAGGCTGCGTACGGGTTCTGCCGACTGCGCTGGTCAGGCGGCGGGGTCTCTCCGGTCTTCTCCTTTACGAGCTTGAGCAGCCCCTTGTCGAGCAGCACGCGCAGCGCCTGCGTCGTGGTGTCGACGTGGTCGTCATGCGTGAGGCTGCCCTCGCCCGCGAAGCTGCACAGCTGGCCGATCAGCGGCTCGGCCCATGTCCGGGGCTTGCCCGGCATGCTGTCGCTCTCTACCGCCCACACCCGGCGGTGGCTGAACAGCGGCGAGACGATGTGCAGCCGGGTGAGCTTGTCGGCATTGCCGGGGTTGTAGGCATGGGTGAAGATGTCCGCCTCGGCCAGCGTCTGGCGCAGGCTGATGCCGCTGCCCTTGTCCTCGATGATCAGCAAGTCGGGCTTGCGTCCCGAGCCGCGTGGCTTGGGGCTGCCGAACAGCGGGGTCACCAGCGGGGTGTCCTCGTCCCCGCCGTAGGCGCATTTCATCTCGCGCTTCACCCGGCGGACAAGGTCGGGCAGGCCGAGGAAGTCCTCCCAGCAGTCGAGCAGCATCACCCCCTTGCGGGGCGGCTTGCCGTCGCGCTTGAACCCCGGCTCGGTGAACAGGCCCCACACGCTGCACGCGGTCGGGTCGGGGTCGTGCTGCTTGCTGGTGGTTTTCTCGGTGAACGCGGTGTCGAGGCTCATGATGATCATCTCGAAGGGCGGCAGCGGCTTGGCGGCGGGCCACAGCTGGATCCAGCTGCGCTTGATGATCCCGGCCTCCTCGGGATCGATCAGCTCGCCACGCAGCTCCTGCCGCCCGATCCGCGTGCCCTCGTACTTGGCGATCTTGTCGTAGAACACCTTCGACAGGTTCTTGCGGTTGTCATAGGTGGTCCCGCGCACCAGCAGCCGCCCCGGCTGGGGCGTGATCAGCGCCCGGATCGCGGGCGTCGGGCGCGGGGTGGTGGTCCACAGCATCCGGGGGTGCGGGCCGATCCGCAGCCCGAGCTGCAGCATGTCGAGGGTGTACTGGGTGTCCTTGCCCCACGCCGCGACCTCGTCGCACCACGCGTCGGCATGCTCGGGCCCACGCAGCCGGTCAGCCTTCTCGGCACTGAACCCGCGAATGCTCGCGCCATTGGTCAGGATCAGCAGCAGGTCACCCGAACTGTAGCTTTGTATACACTCGCGCGGGATCACGTTGAGCAGCCCGCTGACCCCCTCGAAGCAGGTGAAGCGCGCGTCGTTCTGGGTCGGCGCGACGAGGCAGCGGGGCATCGCCTCGGGATCCTCGTAGGCGACCCGGCCCATCCACTCCGCGCCCATCCGGGTCTTGCCGAAGCCGCGCCCGGACAGCACCCCGAGCTCGTCCCAGCCGTCCTCTGGCGGCACCTGCTCGGGCCGGGCGGTGCGCACCCAGTCGATCTGCCAGCGGAGGTAGGCGCGGTCGACCGGGCTCGCCGCGAGGCAGGCCTCCTCAATCCGGTCGACGACCGTGCTCACTCGGGCGGCGGCAGCACCTGCCGCATCTCGAGGAGCGCATCGCGCAGCTCACGGGCGAGGGCATGCGGGTCGACCGGGGTAGCGTCGGTCTTGATTACCAAGGGGTTTTCCGCGTCGTAGTCGCGGCGGTCGCGCCAGCACATCCGCGCCTTGCACCAGAAGATCAGGCTGCTGACATCGCCCATGATTGCCTTCTTGAACAGCGTGCCCGCGACCATCCCATTGGCCAGTGCGGCCCCGTTGTCGAGCTCGAAACGGTAATGTTTCTCGAGGGTTGGGATGGTGATCATGAGCAACCGGCTCTGCGCCGCATAGGGGATCCCCGCCGCCGTCCACGCGATCACCATGTTACGGCTCTGCTCGTCCGGCACATGCGTGTTGGCAGGTGACTTTCTAGGTGCAAACGGTGCGACGCTGCCGACCAGATCATCCATCGCGCTCGCATAGCACCATGTCTGCCCGAGGGCTAGTCACGGGGCTAGTCACGCACGATCCTGACCGGCGAGAGCCCCTTGCGCTCAAGCGAAGCAAGCGCGAAGCGCACCGAGCGCCGAGCACATGATCCGCTCATCAGCGCCGCAGTTTCTCGAACTATTACGCGGACCTTTACCTCTCCCACAAGGCTCCACCTGTCGAGTTGCTCGAGCACCAGACGCTCGGTCGAGCCGAGCCCACGCGGTTTGCGCTTGAGCCATGGCTTGGTCTTCAGGATCGCCTTGCGCGAAGCCTTGGCCACATTGTACTTCACCCGGCCTCGCCGGGCCTTGAGCTTTGCTCCCTCCAGCCACGCCCCGGCGGGCAGGCGCGGTGACACGCATTCCCGGCACGAACGCGGTACGCGTGGGTGGCGCTCCAAGTACGACGGGGTCTTGGCGAAGCGGAACTTGGCCCCGCACACACAGCACCGGCTCT